ATAATAAAAGATTTTATAAAAGAGGGTAAAACTTTTGATAGTATTTATTTTGACACATATGTTTTTAACTTTAAAGAATATCCTCAATGGGCACCATTCACAAAAGTAGTTCCTAAATTATTAAATCCAAATGGAATATATTCTTATTTTAACAACAATTCTGCTAAAATAGAAAAAGTAGAAGAAATTATAGAATCATTTGGGTGGGAAAAACACAAAAAAACAATACCAAAATCAAACATTTATAAATCTTATGAATTGATATGGTACATAAATAAGTGATTCTTAAAGATTCTCATATTTATATAAAAGAATTAGGAGATAGTAAATGGCAGTAAACATTCCAATATGGCCGGGCTCATCATCTTTCTCAGCTGGTAAAACACCTTTTGGGCATTATGATACCGATACAGAGTTTCAATCATCAGTTGATAAAACAGCTGGGTGGTGTGCAAAACGTTTGGGTTATCCTATAGTTGATATAGAACTACAGGATATAAACTTCTATGCTTGTTTTGAAGAAGCGGTAACAGAATACTCATCACAAGTAAATCAATTTAATATTAGAGAAAATTTACTTAATTTAAAAGGACATTCTACATCATCTAATCTATCACAAACTCAACTTAATGCAAATTTAGGTGGGTTAGTAACATTATCTAAAGATTATGGTAGTGAAGTTGGTAGTGGTGGTTCGTTAACATATTATACAGGTTCATTTTTAGCTCAACCTGGTAAACAAATTTATGATTTAAAAGATATAACTGATTCAAGTTCATCTTTAGAAGCAGGGGTAGTTGGAACAGATAATTTTGAAATAAAAAAAATGTTACACAATGCTCCACCTGCGATGGTTAGATACTTTGACCCATTCGTAGGAACTGGTTTAGGTTCACAACAAATGATGGATACATTTGGATGGGGTAACTACTCACCTGGTGTTTCATTTATGATGCAACCACTTTATGATGATTTATTAAGATTACAGGCAATTGAATTTAACGATAAAGTTCGTAAATCTCAATATGGGTTTGATATTCAAAATAATAGAATTAGATTATTCCCAATACCAAATCATACTTATAAGATACATTTTCACTATGTCTTAGAATCAGAACGAAATAATTCCATAATATCAGATTCAGTAGTATCCGATTTTTCAAACGCTAAATATGATAGAATTGAATATACACACATAAATCACGTAGGTAGAAGGTGGGTTGAAAAATATACATTAGCATTGGCTAAAGAAATGTTAGGTGCAGTAAGAGCTAAGTTTAGTTCTGTACCAATACCTAACTCAGAAATAACTTTAGATGGTGCCGATTTAAGAAGTGAAGCGGCCACAGAAAAGGAAATCTTAATTACAGAATTAAGAGAAAACTTAGAAGCTACTTCTAGAAAAGCATTATTACAAGCACAACAAGAAGAATCAGAAGCGATGGAACAAACTCTTAACAGAGTTCCTCGTGCAATTTATATAGGGTAACAAATGGCACTATTCGGTGGACAGAGAGATGCGGCACTTTTCAGAAAGATTAATAAGGAGTTAATAAACGATGTTATTGATACTGAAGTTTATTACTACAAATTAATTATAGATGAAACTAAAGCAAACCTATATGGTGAGGGTAAGAATAAAACTTATTATAATCCTATAAAAATACCTACATTAGTTGATAGAACTAATGCTGAGCAGGTATTTGATGATTTTGGTTCATCTTATACTAGAAATGTAAACTTTTACTTTTTAAGAGATACATTGAATGATAAAAATGTATATCCAGAGGTAGGTGATGTTATTGAGTGGAATGATGAACAACATATTATAGATGTAACATTTACAAACCAATTCTTTGCAGGTAAGAATCCTGATACTTGGGATGGTGGTGATTCACAAGGATATAATTTATCTATTATATGTGAAACTCATGTTGCTAAGAAAAGTCAATTACAATTAAGAGATGATGTTAGAGTAGGAGTTAATAGTAATACTAACGATTTACCGATAGGAATTTAAAATGGCATATAAGTATAGAACAAATAGAGATGAAAAGGTAGATTTAAAAAAAATAGATAGTTCTTTTTCAGATACTCCTGAATTGAATAAAGCCAGACAGATTTCTCGTAGAAATGATGATGTAAAAAATGCATATATTGGTATTTACGATATTGATTTGGCATTTAAAGATTTTTTAGAAATAAATGTAAAACCAACTATTGAAGAAAACGGAAAGTTTATTCCTGTACCTGTAATGTATGCATCACCTGAAAATTGGTCATCTGCACAAAGAGATGGTTTTATGAGAGATGGTAATGGTAAGGTACAAACACCTCTTATCTCATTTAAAAGAAATTCATTAGATATTAATACAGAATATTCAAAACTAAAAGTACTTAAATATGAAGATAGTACTAGACCATTCGTAAAATCATATAGTAAAAATAATAGATATGATGCGTTTTCTCAATTAACAGGAATGCAACCACCAAAAAAGGAACAATACTTAATAGATGTACCTGATTATGTAAATATCTCATATGATTTAATTGTATGGTGTGATTATATGGAAGATTTGAATAAATTAGTAGAACAGATAGTTTATTTCCAAGGTGGTGCATTTGGTGATAGATATAAATTCCAAATCAAAGGGGAATCTTATTCATTTGAAACTACAAATGGAGTAGGTGAAGAAAGAATCGTTAGAAGTAACGCAACCCTTGCAGTTAAAGCGTATTTAGTACCAGAAGATAAGGGTAAAAAGACAATTAATACACAAAAAACTTTTGGATTATCAAAAATTGTTTGGAAAACTAATCTTTCAAAATAAATTTTAATATTTATATACAATAATAATATAATAAATTAAGGTTATGGCAGAAGTAAAAAACGTAAAAGAACAAGAAGTAATAAAATTTACCGAAGAAGAAATTTCAAGTATCAAAGGTTTTAGAGATAATTTCTCACAGATTACAGCTAGATTAGGTGAAATCGAAATAGAAAATATTATTTTAAAATCCCAACAATCTACTCTTGATAAACTTAAATTAGATGAAGAATCTAAATATGTAAAACTAAGAGAAGAAGAAATCAAATTGGCTGGTGAATTAAAAGAAAAATACGGAGATGGTGAATTCGATTTAGAAACAGGTATTTTCACACCGGTCAAATAAATATATCGTTTCATAATTTTCTAAGTATTTATTAGTATAATAAACCAAAAGAAATTAATAGGAGAATCAAATGGCAGAAAGAATAGTAAGTCCTGGAGTATTTACAAGAGAAAAGGATTTGTCGTTTCTACCTCAAGGGATTGGTGAAATTGGAGCAGCATTAGTAGGGTCAACAGTTAAAGGCCCAGCATTCGTTCCAACTCAAGTAGACTCATTTCAAAAGTTTCAGCAAGTATTCGGTGGATTGACAGAAGATTCATATCTACCATATACCGCTCAAGCTTATTTGGAAGATGCAGGAACTGCAACAATCGTTAGAGTATTAGGACAAGATGGATACACTCTTGAGAATCCAATTGTATTAACAGTATCATCATCAGATGGTACAAAAGTTGCTGCAATTATCCACCCAACAACACAAATTACATCAGATGTTGATGTATTTAATTTTTCATCAATATCAGACCACTTTGGAAGTACAGAAGTATCTGCATCCCAATTTACATTGCAAGTATCGGGTTCATCCACTGGAGTAGCTACTAATGTTAGTGCTTCATTAAACCCAACAAGTGATGATTATTACACAAAATCATTTGGATTTTCTCCAAAAGGTGATGGTAAAGGATATGTTTTAGCAAACTTTAAAACATTCCAATCAGCTTCATTTGCTAATGATGGTGAGATTCCTGTAGTAACAATAGATGTTGCTAAGGATATTGATTACTCAAAAGCATATACTGAAGCAAACACACCTTGGGTTACATCACAAAAAGTTGGTGGTAATACATCAAACTTAATTAAATTCCATACATTATCACATGGTACATCTACTAACTATGAATTCAAAGTAGGAATACAAGATATCAAACCAGCTGGTTCGGTTCCTGGTTCTGAGTACGGTTCATTTACTGTAGTTGTAAGAAGAGTAGACCAAGATAAGATTGTTGGTTCACCATATGTTAATGTTACGGATTCGGATATTAGACCAAATATTGTTGAACAATTTCAAGGAGTTAACTTAAATCCTGATTCACCAAACTTTATCGCAAGAGTGATTGGTGATAAGTACATTACAGTTGATTCAGATGGGAAACTTTCAACTAACGGAGATTATCCAAACAATTCAGAAAACATTAGAGTAGAAGTATCTGCTGCAGTAAGAGATGGAGCTATTGATGAATCATTAGTACCATTCGGATTCGCAGCATTACAAAATCCATTTGGAACTGCATTTGCATTACCACATCCAACATCTGTAGCTAGCAAACAAATCAATCAACCATACACTCCTAGGAAATCCTACGGATTAGAA